TATTTTCAGTGCATTGAGCAAAATCCTGCCGGGCGGCCGTATGCCGAAATCCACCCCGCAAACGGCGGAACTCGCCCAGAACACCCAGACTCACGAACACCCGAGCAAAGGTTTGACGCCGCAGAAGCTGCACGGCATTTTGGAAGCGGCCGAGCGCGGCGATTTGAAGGCGCAGTCGGAACTGTTTGCCGACATCGAGGAGAAAGACGGCCATATCTTTTCCGAGATGAGCAAGCGCAAGCGGGCGGTCATCGGGCTGGATTGGCGCGTGATGCCGCCGCCGGACAGCACCGACGCCGAACGGCGGCTGGCCGAAGAAGTCAGGGGATGGCTTGAGCGTCTGACCGATTTCGAAGACATGATGTTCGACCTTTTGGATGCGGTCGGGCACGGCTTTGCCTGTGTGGAAATCGAATGGCAGCAAATGGGCGGCCTGTGGCTGCCGAAAAACTTTATCCACCGTCCGCAAGGCTGGTTTAAGGTGGACGGTGCCGATAATGTGCGGCTGGCCAAACAGGATAATCCGGACGGGGAAGAGCTGTGGGCGTTCGGCTGGCTGGTACACAAACACCGCAGCCGTTCGGGTTTGCTGGTACGCGGCGGGCTGATGCGCACGCTGGTTTGGCCGTATCTGTTTAAAAATTATTCGGTGCGCGATTTAGCCGAGTTTCTGGAAATCTACGGCCTGCCGACGCGCTTGGGCAAATATGCGGTGGGGGCGGACGAAACCGATAAAACCACGCTGCTGCGGGCGGTAAAGGAAATCGGACACAACGCCGCGGGCATTATCCCCGAAACCATGAATATCGAATTGCTTAATGCCGCCAACGGCAGCAGCGAGCCGTTTATGGCGATGATCGACTGGGCGGATAAAACATCGTCAAAAGCGATTCTGGGCGGTACGCTCACCAGTATGGCCGACGGTAAAACCAGTACCAACGCGCTGGGTCAGGTGCATAACGAGGTGCGCCATGATTTGCTGGTGTCGGATGCCAAGCAGCTTGCCGGTACGATAACGCAGCAACTGATTCTGCCCCTGCTGCGGCTGAATAAAGGCAACGTGGATGAACCCCGCCTGCCGCGTTTCCAGTTTGATACACAGCTGCCCGAAGATATGGCGGTTTATGCCGAATCTTTGCCCAAGTTGGTAGAGATGGGCATGAAGATTCCGCTGGCGTGGGCGCAGGAAAAACTGGCGATTCCGCTGGCTTCGGACGACGAGCCGGTATTGTCTTTGCAGGCGGCTGAAAGCGAAGGTGTCAAAGTTTCGCCGTTAAGTTACCGCCGCGTGGCCTTGAGCAGGCAGGGCGAAATCTTGGATATGGGACAGGCGGCCATCGATAATGCAGGTTTGGACAAGATCGCCCTGCCCGAGCATATCGAACCGTTTTTGCGCGGGCTGGGTCAGGCTTTGGCCGAGGGCGACAGTTATGAGGATGTGCAGGAGCGGTTGTTGCGGGCTTATCCGCATTTGGACAGCACCGAATTTCAGACGGCCTTGGCGCGGGTGATTTTCATCTCCGACCTGTGGGGGCGGCTCAATGGCTGATTTGGGTTTTGCCTTCGGTTTGGAGCCGGAAGCGGCGGTCAAATATTTTGAAGGTTTGGGCTACCATATCCCGCCCGACTGGGATGTGAAATGGAATGAAGCGCAAGCCAAGGCGCGGGCGGTTGCGGGCATACACAGGCAGGATATTGTCGGCGAGTTTCACGCGGCGATGTATGAAGCGGCGAAATCGGGCAAGTCGTTTGAGGCTTGGCGCGATGAAGTGCAAGGCCGTCTGAAAGCGCATGACTGGCATCTGCTCAAAGACGGCGATATTGTGGACGGAGACAGCGGCGAAGTCCTCGGACGCGGCATTACCAAACACCGCATGGAAACGATTTTTCGCACGCAAATGCAGTCGGCCTATATGGCCGGCCATTGGCAGGCGTTTGAAGAAGGTCGGGATGATGCGCCGTGGCTGCAATACTCGGCCATTTTGGACAGCCGCACCCGCCAAAGCCATGCGGCGGCGCATGGTGCGGTGTATCACATCGACGACCCGTTTTGGGATTACTTCTACCCGCCCAACGGCTTCAATTGCCGCTGTACCGTGCGGGCGCTTTCAGACGGTGATTTGAAACGGCGCAATCTGCTGCCGCAAAAAGCACAGCTTGAAGATACGGAAGTGGTGGTCAACCGCAAGGGCGATACCCGCCCCGCCAAAGCCGTCAAGCTGCCGGACGGACGCCGTTTTTATACCGATGCGGGCTTTCAGCACAATGTCGGTAAAAGCCATTTGGCCAATTTGGGGCAGTTGCAGATGCAGCGGGCGATAGAACTGCCGCCGAAGCTGGCAAGTGTGGCGGTGAATAAGGCATTTGACGACCCGCTGTTGCGCCATGCGGTTTCAGACGGCCTTTTCGCCGCTTATCTGAAAATCAAGCCGCAACAGGCGGGGGTTAAAACTTTTCCGCAAAATGTGCCGTTTTATATTGGCGCGCTTGCGCCGGATATTTTGGACGGCATAGCCGCCAAGGGATTACCTTTGCCGCAAAGCAGCATTGTGGCTGCATCCGACAGTCTGCTGCGCCATGCGATGCGGGACATTAAAAACAGCCCGTTACCCGACAGCTTTTGGCAGGCCGTTACCGACAATTTAAGGTCGCCGGAAGCCGTCTATTTTGAGGCGGGCGGCGGCAAGCGTGCCGATAACTATCTGTTGATGTTTTATGCAGTGCCGAATGAACCGGACAGCTTATATAAGGTGGTGGTGCATTTGGATTACGACGGTTTCCGCCGCTCGAAAAATCCGGCCAGCGGTGCGCGTGAAAACTTGGTCGTCAATGCGTTGGATACGGGGACAAAGATAGATAAGGCCGGCGTCAAGTGGCACTTGTATGAACATTTAAAGGGGAAACGGTATTGAGGATAAGCGAGGCGGTGGTGGGACTTGAACCCACATCATGACGGCGCATCCGCGTCGACAACCTTTCGCCTTAGCCTTTCGGCATTACACTAGGAAACTCCCGCCTTGCTTTGTGGACATTTTAAGCATGATTGAAATCGAAATCAACACCGACACCCTGCAAAACAGCTTAAACGCTGCGGCGCGGCGTACCGCCCACACCAAGCCTTTGATGACGCGGCTTGCCCGCATCATGCGCAACACAGTGCTGGATAATTTCGCCGCCGGAGGCCGTCCCGCTTGGGCGCCGCGCAAATATCCGGCCGCGCGTGAAGGTTCGGGGCTGCTGCAGGCCAGCGGCCGCCTGCGCAATTCGATTACGCCGAGCAGTACCAACGATACGGGGGTGGTCGGCACCAATGTGAAATATGCCGCCATCCACAACTTTGGCGGGAAAACCTCGGCGCACTTGATTAGACCGAAAAAAGGCAAGGCACTGAAATTCGGCGGACGCTTCGCCAAACAGGTAAACCACCCCGGCAGCAATATCCCCGCACGCCCGTTTATGACCCTGCAGCCGGAGGACGAAAAGGCCCTATCCGATGCGGTGGCGGAATATCTGGCACAGGCCATTCGGGGGCGGTAATCATGCCTGCCTGAAAAATGCCGAAAACAGCCCGAAAACGCCCTAACCCATACTTACCCCTACCCATCGCCTGAAAATCAATCCTGCGCGCGTTTGAACACCTTTTGAACACTATCCCGCGCGTACCTCTGCAAGTACATTTCCCTTCCCTAGAAATTCATCTGTCTGACATCGGCCAAGCTTTGACGAGGGCGCGGCTGCCGCACAATGCGGGCTATGGACACCAAAACCCTTCTTGCCGCCTTATCCGCCGCCCATGTCGGCAGTACGGACGGCTTAATCAAAATCGTACCCAAAGGCCAATTCGCACCGGTTGACGGCCGCACCGATACGGGCGTGCCGCACTGGACGATGTCTGCCGATTTGGCACGGCAAATCATTGCCGCCTTTGACGCCGCGCAAACCGACCTTGTGGTCGACTACGAACACGCCACGCTGAAAGCCGCCGAAACGGGGCAGCAAAACCCTGCCGCCGGCTGGATCAGCAAATATGTGTGGGATGAGGAGCGCGGCCTGATGGGCGAAGTGAAATGGACGCAGCGCGCCAAAGACATGATAGACAGCGGCGAATACCGCTATCTGTCGCCGGTACTCGAATACGACACGCTGGGCAATGTACGCGGGCTGCACAGTGTGGCGTTGACCAATTCGCCCGCACTGGACGGCATGGCTCTGGCTGCATTGAGCCGCCAAAACTCTATCAACCCCAAACAGGAAACAAGTATGAACAAGGAAGCTTTAATCAAGCTCTTGGGCTTGGCGGCGGATGCCGACGACAAAGCCATCGAAGCGGCTTTGGCCGAAGCACAGGAAAAGCTGGGCGGTAAAACGCTCGCCGAAGCACTGGCCGCACCCAAAGAAGAACCGCAAGGCGGAGAAGGCGATAAAGGCACTGCCGGCAAACCCGAAGACAAGCCGCAAGGCGGCAATGCCGACGACGGCGAAGTGGCCGAACTCAAAGCGCAAGTGGCCGCGTTGAGCAAGAAAGTGATTGCCATGGAAGTGGGCGGCACTTCAGACGGCCTGATCCGTGCCGCGCTTTCAGACGGCCGCCTGCTGCCGCATCAAGAAGCATCGGCGCGCCAACTGGCCGCCAAAGACCCTGAAGCGTTTAAAGCCCTGATTGACGGCAGCTTGGCACTGGCCGCTTTGAGCAAAACGCAGACCGGCGGCAAAGGCGGCGCAGACAGTACGTCCCCGCTAACCGCCGAAGAAGCAGCCGTCGCCGCGCAATTGGGCATCTCTGCCGAAGATTATGCGAAGGCCAAGTAATCCGATAAAGGAAAAGACAACATGATTATCACCCCGGACACCTTAAAAGCCCTGTTCATCGGCTTCAAAAAGAATTTCCAAGACGGCCTGAAAATGGCGGAAAGCCAATACAAGGAAATCGCCACCGTCATTCCGTCTTCCACCGCTTCCAATACTTACGGCTGGCTCGGCCAATGGCCCGCTTTCCGCGAATGGGTGGGCGACCGCGTATTCCAAGATATGAAGGCGCACGGCTATGCCATCACCAACAAGCATTTTGAAAGCTCGGTCAAGGTCAACCGCAACGACATCGAAGACGACAACGTCGGCATTTACGCGCCGATGATGGCCGAGATGGGTCGCGCATCGGCGGTGCATCCCGACGAATTGGTGTTTGCCTTGCTGAAAAATGCACACGCCACGTTGTGTTACGACGGTCAGAACTTCTTTGATACCGACCATCCCGTGTATGCAAAAGTGGACGGCACCGGTCAAGCCAGTACCGTATCCAATCTTTTCGCCGGCAGCGAAGCGGCCTGGTATCTGCTGGACACTACCCGCGCCCTGAAACCGTTGATTTACCAAGAGCGTAAAGCGAAGCAGTTTACCGCCATGACCGCCGATACCGACGAAGGCGTATTCATGCGCAACGAATACCGCTACGGCGTGGACGGCCGTTGCAACGTGGGCCTGGGCTTCTGGCAGATGGCGGCGAAATCGCAAGAGAAACTGGACGCTGCCGGTTTCGAGAA